GATTTGGTAATGAAGCCTTACTATAGGATTGTCCGCTACAAGACTTGGTATCATGTGCAAGTATGGCGTTGGTGGTTTCCCTTCTGGCTCACTAACCCTGCGCTGGCTAACTATCACGATACCATAGAAGCTGCCGAAGCCTATGCCCAAGCTGGCTGCCGCAACCCGGTCGTCAAATACATAGGTCAACTGTAGGAGGAAAGTCATGCCACAAATCTTTGAACCCGAGTATGTCAATTGGCCCAAGGCTAGGTGGGACATTGAAGAAGCTATGGAGGGTGCCGCTACTGTAGGCGAAATGATCAATACCGATTTCGATAGGCTAGGCGAGGGGCTACCTTCCACTAGCGAGGAATGGGCCAAGCACTACGACAACGATCAACTAGAGGCGTTCCATCATGACCTCCTCGCCCTGTACGAACGCGCTCGCTTCATAGGAATCCTCAAGTGAACACAACCCAGCTTATCTATCAGCTTTCTCGCAATGTGAGTATGCTGACGGTAGGTAATCCTAAGATTGTCAAGGGCATGGAGAGGGGCTTCGCTACGGCGGGCCTTTCTCTTGCTCCTGCTTGGGAATCTGGTCACAATACCTGCGCTAATCATAGCACCGAATGTAGCGTAGCTTGCCTCTACTTTGCGGGGCGCGGTGCTATGCAAAAGGTCAAGGATGCTCGGCTTAGGCGCACCCTCATGTATTTTGAGGATCGCCCTGCCTTCTTCGACCTTCTCAATTCTGACATCTATCAGTTCCATCGTAACGCCCAAGCCCTAGACATGGAAGCGGTGCTGCGCCTTAACATCCTGTCCGACATAAGATGGGAGCGGCACGGCATACCCCAACGCTGGCCTATGCTAGGCTTCTATGACTACACCAAGATTCCTAATCGCAAGGGTCTGCCCCCTAACTACAAGCTGACGTTCAGCTTCTCGGGTAACAACCTTAACGATTGCCGCAAGGCGCTTGCCAATGGCATGAACGTAGCAGTTCCCTTCCTAAATGGGCTGCCCACGACTTGGCTTGGCTATCCAGTTATCGACGGTGATGCCGACGATCTCCGCTTTCTCGATCCGAACCCTTGCATCGTGGGCCTCAAAGCTAAGGGTCCACTTCGCAAGTCCCCCCAATCTGCTTTTCTTGGAGACAATCACAATGTCTAAGTATTTCAGGCAGTACGAAACTTCCGTTCGTTGCGATGGTCTGGTCAATGTCTGGACGCTCTTGCCTTGGCCCGACGATTACCTAGACAGCAACCCGGATGCTGCCGATGCCTTTCTCCGAAGCACAGGAGGCTGGCGCGCTCATGCTTGGCAAGTCGTTCACGTGGCTTCTTCCGTAGGTCACGCTAATGTTTGGATTCAACGTCACAGAAAGGGAGCTTGAGCCATGTTGCTCACACAAGATCGCGACGTCATTGACTCTGGCAGCCTAGGTGCTGGCAACTCCTTCACGATTGCCGCTTCTGCCAAGGCTTTCGAGGTGCTGTCCAGCAACCTATACCAGAACAAGATTCTTGCTGTTATCCGCGAGATAACTTGCAATGCAGCCGATGCCCATACAATAGCTGGGCTTCCGCTCTCCGAAATCGAGGTCCACATTCCTAGCTGGGCCGAACCTACATTCAGGGTGCGGGACTTCGGTCCCGGTCTTTCCAATGAGGATGTGCTGTCCCTTTATACAACCTACTTCCGCTCCACCAAGGACGCGAGCAACGATCTGATTGGGGGCTTTGGCCTAGGCTCTAAGTCGCCCTTCTCAGTAGCCGATCAGTTCACCGTCACCTCGTGGCATGGCGGCGCCAAGACTACCTATGTATGCTACAAGCAGGACGGCTTGCCGCGCGTCAACGTAATCTCGACTGAGCCTTGCGGCACCGAGACAGGACTATCCGTTAGCGTTACTGCCAAGAACGGTGACATTCCCTACTGGGAACGTGAGGCGCGTAACTTCTTTTGCTGGTGGCCCCAACTTCCTACCTTCACTGGCAGCACAGCAGCCAGCCTTTCCGCCATGAAGGGGACCTTGGCACCTGACAACGTGCAGGTTCGTTCTACTTCTGAAACTAACGGGATGCCTGACTGGGCTGTCACTTATTCTGGCGGCGCACGAGTAATGATGGGCTTAGTTACCTATACGCTTCAGGCTTCTGCTATCAAGGGCTTGCCGCAAGAGGTCGTGTCCCTCTTCTCGAATGGTATATTCTTGAATATGCCTGTTGGTTCCTTGAGCATCAGCCCTAGCCGCGAGATGCTTTCCTATGACAACAACACTTCGGCAGTCCTAGCTAAGAAGGCTGTCGACATTGCTCGTGAAGTCGTCGACAAGACTAGGCAGGAACTTGCCGACAAGGCTACCTTGCTAGAGGCACGGCGCTTCGTTTATGATTGTCGTACCACTGTGGTTTCTCAGCTAATGCAAGACATGGCACGTACTGGCAAACTCAAGTGGCAGGGCCATTCTATTCTTCGCCAAGCTGATCTTGATACCAAGAACGACTTCGCTGCTCCGCTGCGCGTTGTCGAGATGGTCAAAAAGTCCCACTGGAAAAACTTCCAGCGTTCCAACCATGCCGCAGGCACGGTAATTCTGACACACACTTTCGCCGATGAAGATACCTATGTGGTATGGGCTGGCGATAAAATAACTCCTTCGGTTCCGCGCAAGATCATCTACAACTACACTGATCCAAGCAATAGCCGGGTGTATCGTCGTATCGTGCTTGTCGATGGCATCTCCTTCGATGAACTCAAGCAGGTGTTGGCAACCAAGGGCTGGCCTGAACCCATTGACATTGCTGACTTAGAAGACCCGCCCAAGGTAGCCAAATCTTCTGCCGCTAAGATCACTACGCAAGGCTATCTGGTCAAGCTAACTAAGACGCACTCGGGCCTGCCTATACTGGAAACGGATAGCCGTATTGTGAACGATATAGTCTTGTCGGGTGGCGGCATCGTCATACCCTTCTCTCAAGGCAACATGAGCAGTTCGCCCGCAGTCGCCTTCTATAGGCGGGCCTTGCGGCAAGGCATCTTGCAACCTTCGCATCGTTACCTTGGAATGTCTGATTCCAAAATCAAAAACTCGCCCAAGCTGGTCAAGCAAATGCAAGCTCAGGGCTGGACCTTCGTGACTACCGATTACCTCAAAAGCGAGGTAAGTATTCCTACGCTCAAGCACCATCTGCTTATGTACAAGGCAGGGGAATTGGCTTTCAGGGCTGGTGAACGGTGCAACTACAACAAACTATTCAACGTCTATCAGCACTTGCCTAAGCCGCTCATCCCTGAAATAGGTAAGCTGCTCAATGTGTTGCAGCCTTACAAAACCACCATGCGTGACGCCTACTTCAACAATATGGAGTTAGAACTTGACCTAGTAGCGTCCACCCTTGGTGAAGATGTTGCAGCGTCGCTCGCATCTGAGCTTAAAGCTCTGATCAAAAACTATGCGGAAGCGTGGGAGGCTATTTACAAAGCCCGTCCTTTGCTTCAGTATGTGACTTGGAACTCGGCATCTGAAGCCGAGATTTTCAGGTATCTTTCCGTCTAACAACCCAAACCTAGGAGAAACACCTATGATCCCTTACATCATCACCTCTAACTCAGTGTCTTTGTTCCCGGCTGGCCAAGGCCCGGTCCTCATTGACTCTTCCCATGTCAACTTCAAGGCAGTCGTCGAAGCCATTAAGGCACGAGACTTCGATGCTGCCGTCGAGATGGCAAGCGTCAAGACCTACCTGAACACCATCAGCAAGGGTCGTGTCTCGGTCAACGAAGAAGGCGTTACCTTCCTCGGCGCCCCGCTTGCTGGCTACCTTGCCAACAAGCTGCATCAGTTCTTTAACGAGGGCTTGCCCGTCGATCATTACTGCTTGTTCCTCGACAACCTTATGTCCAATCCCTCGATGACTAGCCGCAACGAATTGTACTTGTTCTTGGAAGCGGCCAATCTTCCTATCACTGAGGACGGTTGCTTCCTTGCTTACAAGGCAGTGACCAGCAGCTTCAAGGACAAGCACACTGGCAAGTTCGACAACTCGCCGGGCGTTACCCTTGAGATGCCGCGCCATGACGTCAACGATGATCGCAGCACGACCTGTAGCTATGGCTTCCATGCTGCCGCCTATGAGTACGCTAAGAACTTCATGTCAGAGGGCGATAAGCTGGTTGCAGTCAAGATTCGTCCCTCTGATGTGGTATCCGTGCCCTCTGACTATGGTAATCAAAAGCTGCGGTGCAGCAGGTACACGGTAGCCTTCGAGATTCCCGATGCTGCCGACATTTTCAGGGACCGGGCCTATTACCAAGACGATTCGCCTATCTATGACTCAGAAGAGAATAGCTACTTCTGGGGCGAGGTCTTTCGCGAAGGCGATGACGACTAAGCTACAAGCGGGGGAGGGCTTCGGCTCTCCCCTTCTCATGACCCTAACCGGAGATATGGATATGTCTAATGCGTCTAGTACACCTGATGCTACTACTGGGAGCAGCCCTTCTCCTTTAGAGAAGCTGACACGTGCCCAAGTATTTGCCCGTGATCCCGAAGCCATGACGCTTGCCGTTCTAGACAGGGCTATCGAGGAACTGCGCGCCATCAATATGCGTAACCGCAAGGCCCGTGCCGACGATGCCGCCGTAACCGAAGCTGCGGCCAAGCTAAAGAAAACAAATGCCACTTCACGCAAAAAGAAACCCGCTGCTTCCGTGGCAGCTAACATACTGGACACCCAGCTATGAAACTAACGAACCGCCTGCGCTTGCCCGATGTCATGGTGCGCGCTGTCAGCAATGACTCCTACACTAAGGGCAACGCTGACATATCCGTAACCGAACTGCTGTCGCCACCCCAGCTAAGGGCGCTGCGCCTCAAGCATGGTGCCGAGATCGAAGAAGATGTATCGGATAGGATGTGGTCCCTACTAGGGCAATCCACCCACCACATCATCGAGCGGGCTGGCCTCCAAAGCCTAGCCTCCGTAAGCGAGATCACAGTCATGGCCGAATACTGCGGCTGGAAACTGAAAGGCCAAGCCGATCACGTTGCCCTCGACGAAGGCACCCTCTATGACTTCAAGGTAACGTCAGTGTGGAAGGTACGCGACAACATCCCCGCTCCTGAATGGGTGCAACAGACTAACATTTACAGAAGGCTGCTTCAGCGCGAGGTCGGTTTGTCCATTGACGCCATCGCCATCATTGCCATCCTGCGCGATTGGTCCAAGAACGAAGCGAGCCGTACGTCTGGCTACCCGCAAGCCCAAGTGGTGCGCCTAGACATTCCGCTTTGGGGCGAAGCCTACGCAGATCACTTCATAGCAGAACGGCTGCATTTGCACCAAGCACCTGAGCCTGCGCCATGCTCCGACGCTGACCGCTGGGTCAAGCCCTCCAAGTACGCGGTCATGAAGCGCGGCGCACAGAAGGCTGTCCGTCTATTTGATACGGCTCAAGAAGCAGAAGAACTTGCATCGTCCTCGGCTGCGATGTATGTTGAGTACCGACCCGGCGAGGCAGTCCGCTGCCAGAACTGGTGTCCGGTATCCCGCTGGTGTTCCCAGTGGCAAGCCGATCCTCGCAACAGAACGCAAATTCAATCGACAACGGAGTCTCTTTTCGATGCCAAAGTTTAACGAAACCACGCCGCCTCCCCGCATCTTGCTTTGTGGGGAAGCAGCCTCCGGCAAGACCGGATCACTGGCACAGCTTGCCAACGCAGGCTACCGCCTCATGATCCACGACTTCGACGCCAACACGCGCGTCATTGGATCATATCTGCGCGACAACGCAGCCGACGTTTACGTCAGCACCTACGCTGCCGCCAAGATCACGGGCACCAACCTGTTCACAGGCGCGTCCGGCCAAGCAACCAAGCAGGCGCTCGACGAGATGCGGCGCTTCTGCAAGATGCTTGAACACTGGAAGGTGGTGGGCAGCGAGGACCTCGGGGCCTGTACTACATGGACCTCGAAGGATGTGGTCGTCATCGACAGCGGCACCTTCCTTGGCGAACTGCTGCTGCTTGCTGCACAGGAGGACCCCGAAGCCAAGCGCGATGGGCGTTCCCTCTACAACGTGGCAGGCAAATACTACGGCGCCATCCTCGATCACCTGACCGGGCCTAAGATGGGCGCGTCCGTGATTGTGCTGACACACATCATGCAGACGGGCGACACCGACGACCAAGGCAAGATCATTGGCAAGGCCCGTGACGTGCCCGTCGGCGTAGGCGTCAAGTTCTCCAAGAAGATGCAGACCTACTTCTCGGACATCTGGCACCTCGAAGTGGACCGTGCTGGCAACCGCTCTTTCAAGACGGCAGCCACTGACAAGGCTTCGCTTCGCACCTCCGCACCCAACCTCATCAAAGCAGTCGAACCCTTCGACCTCGCCTCGATGATGGACCGCTTGACGAAAGGAGCATAATCATGCGTGCTGAAAATTTTGGGACGGATGCTTTCAAGCTGGTACGTCATGATGGCACGGACACTTCTTTCGAAGCTGCCGAAGCTATCGACACCACTCGCCTTGAAGGCATGGTCTACGATTTCATTTTGTCGACAGGAACAACAGGCTGCATTTCAGATGAAGTGCGCGCCAACTTTCCTGACTTTGCATACTCAAGCATCACTGCTCGCTACAGA